GGTAACCGCGCAAGAGGGGTAGCCCTAGAAGCTATTTTCCCGGCAAGGTTTACATTGTAATTTCCTAAAGCTTCTGGGCCTATCTTCATGTCACGCATGAACTTGGCAGCATCAAGGGCGTCGCCTTGACCCTCTGCAATGTTTTGCAAGGCACCTACAGCGCGCGCTCCAGCAGCGTCTGGGGCTTGTATGTACCTAACTAAAACTTTTTCTGTTCCAGACTCAAGTGCTTTCTGCAGTCGGTTATGGCCATTAACAACAAAATCATAACCATTTTCTGGATCTCTCCAAACACTAATAATGCCAGCAAGCTGAGGGTCGTACTCTTTGGCTTCTTTTAAAGAACCGCTAACACCTGTTCTAGTTTTTGAGCCTGCAATTTTATATTGGAATCTTTGAGGATCTGCTGCAATACTTGCAGGGCGAACTTCTGCTACGTTGCGAGCAATGGGCCTATCTAGCTCGTCTGCAAAAGATGGTTGCTCGCCAGGATCTGCTTCCCTTGTTTCTGTTTGCCTAACTAATTCGTTCTGAAAAGAATCATTAGCGTTCTTAACATCATCAATGGCTTCTAATACTTTTGGATCTTTTAATTTATCTAATGTGTTTTTACCTTCAACAGCTTTGTTGTAATTTGCAGCAGCTTTAACTTGTTTAAAAAACCGGAAGGGCACTTCAAGGGCGCCACCAACAAGCAAACCTTCAAGGGCATTTTTAAAACGACCCTCTAGCGCCCCGTCGTTTGGATCACTTTTGAGGTAATCAATAACAAGGGATTCAAACGGTGTGCCTTTAACTAAGTCGTTTGCAGCATCAGTAAGCCTGCCGGTGTATTGGTCAAAGGCAACTACATCAGTAATGGCAGATGTAATGGCAGCTTTGCCTGTTACTTGAGAAAGGCCAGACTTGGCTACAGCTTGTGCGCCAGCTTGAGCAACTTGGCCAACAGGGCCTGCAGCTTTTACGCCAGCTTGCACGGCTCCTGATATTTTTGCACCGGCTTGAACGACAGGTGCTGCAGCTTGCGCAAAACCTTTAGCAGCTCTAAGCCTGGTCGTAGCTACACCAAGCCTGGCTGCCAGGGGCAAGGCGCCAAAGGCACCTTTAATAGCCATGCCACCTAAACCTGTTGCGGCAGAGCCAGTAATAAACCCCATTCCTAGCTGTACAGCACCAACTGCCAGGTCTTCAGCAGCGCCGCTACTCCTAGCTCTAGGCAATGCAGGCAGCACACCAAGCAAAGGTGCGTCTGGTGTTTTAGCTGATGTAGGAGATTTATTGCCCGTTACTTTTGCGCCAACTTCTTGTGCAAAATCGCTGGTTTCTTGCAACGTAGTAAGCAGAGCCCGTTGCGGAACTCTCTTAATCGCACCAGCAATACCAGTACCTTTATTGCTTTCATCAACCATTGCCTTGGTGGTAGCACCAAAAGCTTTGCCAACGTCACCAGTTTTTTGTAAAGTCTGCAGCCCAGCCGCTCCTGCCTTTAGCCCTTGGCCCACCATGGCAGTGGGGTTAAAAGTTTCCGCAATGCTTCTTGCGTCTGCAATTCCCTTCCCGGCCTTTTCAAGCAGCGATGGCTCGCGCTTGGGTTTGACCGCTGGCTTTTGGGTGCCAAACTCATACACCTCAGTAACCTTGCCTGTTACTGGATCGGTTTCGTACTTGACGGGCATGGGTTAGGTTCCTCGTTGGACGCGGCGGAGAATGTCCATTGTGTATTCCCTAATGGAAGGATACCGTTTCCCCCCACTGGTTTGCACCCTGTTGTTGTCGTATAAATTGGGGTTGCCGCTATACCAAGTAGAAGCAGCTCTGCGAATAGCAATAGCTTCTGAACGACCAGCCGCTCTTTCACCGTTGTAATACTCTTGCAGTTGACCCTTAACTACAGCGTCTTGAGCCGCTCTGTTGTATCTGTATTGGTTTGGGGTTAGTCGCTGCCCATAGTGCTTAGCTGTCCACGATGGCACGTTGGCAGGCATCACTTGCCCTATCCCAATTGCGCCAGAGTCTGGGTTCAGTATTTCATAGTTACCACCGCTTTCTTTACCTATAAGCGCCACCCTTAACCTTTGCCCTACATCGCCGCCAATGTATCTGTCGGGAAGGTCGGGGCCTCCCATGCCGGTGAATCTTGTTGGAGCTGATATTTTTGCGTTAGGGTTTTTTCTAGCAAATTCATTAAGAGCATCTTGTATTATGCGCATCACTGGTGTCGCTGTTGGAACCATGGCAAAGCCTGGGTAAGCGTTTGTAGCTGGCTCTGAAGTAGATACTTGGGTGCTGTTATCTAAATCTAAAAGTCTTTGCTCTTGCCCAGGCGCTAATTGCATATTGTGATTCTTCATTTGATTAAAGAAAAATTCACTGGGTTTTACTGTAGAACTTTTAATAATTAATTTAGTAGCATCGTCTAATTGTTTGCCGTTGCTTAAATCGTCTAATTGTTTAATTAATATAGTTTTGTCGTATAATCTTGTATTTTTTATTTGCCTGTTTAAAGCATTTACTTTTGTTGGAGTGTTTTGTTTAATGCCACCAAACATGCCGTAACCAAAACCTTGCTGTTCTAAAAGTTTTTTGTATGCCTCAGGAGTAGCTTTAGCTTGAGGGGCAGGGGTTCCTCCTCCTGTTGGGCTAGCTCCTCCCGTTGGAACAGTTCCAGGGGCTGCAGGGGTTGGAGCAGCCTTGCTGTATTTGTCTGCAGCTTTTGAATACAAGGCTTCAAGCTCGGCACTTACATCCTTGCCTTTGCTTTGCTGGATTATGGTATTCCCTCGGCGCATTAAATCGTTCCGTTCTCTAGCGCCATCTAACTCTTCCTTTTTGCTAATTCCACCAGCTTTAAAATCTCCATAAAAACTGGTGCCAAAAGCATCTTCTTGCCGTTTCCTAAATGTTCTATTTAAATCTTTAAGTAAATCCATGTTTAATCTATTCTCGCCAGCTTGCCGTTGTGTGTAATTTCTATTAAGTTCATTAAAGGCTTCTTGCGATAAATTGCCGTTTCGATATTGCGTCAGTATGCGTTGCTTGCCTTGCGCAATGTCGCCAAGCATAGAAGCTTCGTACTCTCTTGTAAAAGTTTCTTGTTGTATAGGAGCAATCCGGGCCGATGATACTGCAGCGACTACAGTGCCTAATCGAGCATTAGCAACAGCAAGTAGCTCAGGTTCGCTTCCGTAAATTGTAAGTAATTTTTTTTCTAACTGTAGCCTAGCTTGCTGAAACTTTGTGGGGCTTGCCATTACGTCTTCGGTAAATGTATTTTTAATAAAATCTGCAGTCATATCTTCTGTGTTTTGCCTCTTCATACGGTCTTCTTCTGCTCTCTTTTCATTTAAACCTCCCTTCACCATTTTCTCTAATTCAAATCTTGCTACTGTTAATGGCACACCAAAAGAACCTAGAAGGCTTGGCCGTTCCCCTGTGGTAACAGCCGGGCCGGTCTTAACAGCATTCAATACTGCCAATGATTCTAATATAAATTTGTCTGGGTTTTCAGCACCTTGTGCTATTACATTAAGAATTTTGCCAATGTTAGATAAAGCAGCGGCTTTATATTTTTCAAAGTTTTGCGGGGTAGTGGAATTGTATAAGGTTTCTTCAAGTAATTGATACGCTTGGGCTGCACCATTTGGGCCTATTTGGCGTTCTTTAAGTTGTTTCATCAATTGAGAAACTTGTGAGAAATGAGTGGTAATTATTTTTTCATCAGCTGCGTCGGTATAGCGTTGTAATTGCGCAGCGTTTTGCGAACCTATAGCTTGCACTATACTCATTGAATTATTGCCTATTGCTCTCCCATCAGCATTTTTAGGCAGCACTAACTCGGTAACCGTTTGCTTCCATTCATCCGTGGCAGGGTTTAAATCTTTTATTGGTGTGCCAAGTACGCCTGTCTTTAAAGCATTTACTTTGCTAGGCAGGCTAACAACGTTAGATTGAATCGCTAAGTTACTTAGTGCTGAGTTTACATAGCTTTGAGTTTCTGGCCAAGCTGCTCTTAATTGGTTGTAGACAGGTAGCAATGATGGGTCACTTTGAACCTTAGAACCAACGTCAGCAATTGCTTCTTTAAACGACACATAGCCTCTAGTTGCCAACGAGCCTGCAATGCTTTGAGCTTCAGCTTGATTCTCTTTAGTTTTTACTTCACGTCGTTGATCAAGGTATGTACCTAGATCCCCTAAGTTTTCGTTAAAGCCAGACAGTGCCTTGGCTAAATTAGATAAATCGTTATTAGGCCCCGGCGATGCAGGCCGGTCAAACATAAAAGGCTTACCACCTAACTCAGCTTTACCAGCTTGGATGTAGGTATTAACTGGCGCTGCTTGTGGGCTTAAGGCTGGTGTGCCCATGCTGTCTCCAGCAATAGGAGCACCGCTTGATGTTTGAGCAAGGCCACCTAGCAGGCGTTGCGATGTCGCCCCTGTGAATTTATTGAGTTGTTCAAAAGCAGATCCAGAGCCAAGTTGTTTTGCCATGGTTATCCCCTCTTAGGCATGTTCATAGATTTATTGATGCCAGCCCCTGCTTGAACAAGAGCCCCTCCTGCCTGTAGCAGGTAAGGAGTAGAGCTAGGTGCTTTCTGCATGATGGGGGCAATGGGGTCGTAGATCTGTTGCTTCACGTATTCTTGCTGAGAAGCAATCCGATTGGCCCTTTCAGAGCCAGAAGCGCGTTTCTGCTCTTGCGATTGCATAGAAGCAAAGGCTACGTTTCGATCTGTCACATAGTCGTATTGAGCTTGCTGCCTGTAGTAGTCATTAATTAGCGCATCAATGCTGTTACCGACACGACCAGCGGCTTTGATCTCTCCCCTTGATTGCATCCCTTGTATTGCTGATTTTTGTTTTTGCTGGGCCGCGACTTCCTGCTCCTGCATCAACCGCATGTTGATACTGCCTATCTCTTGGCCGTAAGCAATATCAGCTAGTGCTCTGGTTTGAGCCCTTAAAGCTTCTTGCTGATTGAATTTAAGATTCTCGTAGTACCTGGCATTTGCTTGTTGGCGTTGTTGATATTCATAATTGCGCTGAGCCTCGTAATTGCGGAAGCCAACAGCTTCTTGCTCAGCTTGGTATCCAGCCTGTGCGCTAGCTATGCCTAGCCCGCCTTGAGCTACTGCCAGTACCCCAGTTGCAATGCCGCCAGTTGGATCACACATGGGTCACCTTGCAGAACTCCAGGAATAAACGACCTTCTGCTCCATAGTTTGGCTGTTTTGCGGTAAAAGTGAAGCCCATCCAGTCCAGCCATTTTTTATGCACGGTGTTCCGAGCATCCATGTAATTCCATAGAACGTCGTACTGCTGATCCAGGTCACCTACCCAGGTTTTAATGTTGCGCAGAAACCTGTGCCGGTTGGTAAAGTCATCGACCATAGCGTTGGTGCCTAACATCCATACTTGCCCAACCCGTGGGTTTAACTCATCAGGCACAACACCCCCAATAGCTATAGGCTTTTGGCTATGCGACAGCATTGTTTTCATTGGCTTGCTAATGCCGTAACTGTAAATCAAACAAGTTCTTGGGCTAAGGCCAGAAGCAGCTTTTACTTCCATAACGTCTGCTTCTCTCATATCTTCAGCAACAATCTCAAGGTCGCCCCATTCAGTATCCCTAAGTAAATTCATAGCCTTGTAGCCCTACTGTGATACCAGCCTTCCCATTCAGCCGACTGGAAGCGGCAAGGCAAAGGGCTGCTGCTTGTTAATTTGATAATGGTCTTTATGTTTTCACCCATAACCGGAACTCTGTAGCGGTCAGATTTGCTGTTTAAGGTTCCGATATAGCTAGCATCGCCTGGCGTTATGGCGTTATAGGGGTAAGTTTGCGTGGCTCTGCCTTGCGGGGTAATTAAAATGTTAAAGGCTGAGGTCGTATCAAACACCATTGTCCATGTTCTAAGCATCAGCTTTGGCCCAGCAGCTACAGCCATACCGCCGCCTGCTGGTTGTTCCATAATGTATTGAGTGCTGAATTGATAATCCATGTTGTACAGCTCACCTACATAAAACCTTGTCCCTACCAGGGTTAAGTCACCACTTACAACTATCTGCCCGACTCCACCAGTACCACCAGTTAGCGATGTGCTAATAACGTTAGGTATTTGGCCATAGAGAAGAGGGTTGAGGGTGAAATATCTACCAACTACGCGATAGGTGGCGCCAGCTTGCAGTGGGTATGGCGGCTCAATGGTAGTTTGCACGGCCAAGCCAGAAGGCGTAGTCAATGTTGCTGTGCAAAAAGCTTCACTAACTTTGCGATCTAATAGCAATTCAATTGCTGTCGTAGTATCGTCAGTTTGGTTAGCCCTAAGTCTTATCCTTTCTAAGTACACGCCGTTAGCATATTCAACATATACATACAAATTACTGTCTATAACATTAGCGCCTACAATTGATTTAACAGTTCCAGAAAATTCCCAATACGACCAAGCTGATTGTAATTTTGTGTCATCTTGATAAGTAAATTTATAGATATAAAGTCTACGCGGCTGGCTCTTGCTGACCAGTATTAGCATCTCTTCTGAGATGGTTGCAGTAAAAGAGCATAGGTCGCCTGGCAAATACTTGGGAATTGCCGATGTAATTTCCTCTGATATAGGAGCAGGGCCGCTGCTATCGGGCAAGTAAAATTCTCGGATGCCAGTAAATAGACCTTTTGGTACAGCAAAATACAAAGTCCGACCAATGGCTACTGGGTCAACAGTTGCAACCATTTCAAACGCGGTCATAGAAGATATGTTTGCTGTCTTTGGCGTAAGCGCAGCAGCCACATTGCCTGTGTCTAGTCGGAACTGGCCATGGCGGCTGAACAGCAGCAGACTGTTAGCAAAAGCTGAGCTTGCAACTAGAAAGTTAATCTCTGTGCCGCCAACTGATATGTCGATAGGGTCGCTGTCAACTACTGTTTGAACTGTTTCCGGCCAGAACCTATCGAAGCTGTCAGCTGCCGACAGAATTACGTTCTCGTCAGCTAGAAGCACCAACCTATTCCTAAATAAGTTTATGTTTTGAATAGTTGTGCCAACAAATGAAGGGTTAGGGGCGGTAGTTGTGTCTCCCGCTACACGCTTAGCCCAATCAAAATCTTCAAAACTAAAGTTACCAGTTGTTGGATTGCGTATTAATACATGCGGCATAGTTGCTTTATTAAATTCGTACACAATGCCAGGGGCTACAGTCTCTCTCCAAACTCCTGGGCCAAAGCCACTGCCTGCTGTCGTCTCAAATTTAACGTAGTAATCATCTAAGCCAGTAGCTTTGCTGCCTTGAATTTTTACGGTAAAACCGTGCTCAGCAATAGTTGGCAGATCTGATATAGCATCAACCGTGCCCTTAATTGCTTTTGTCATTTCACCGTTTCTATTATCGGTAGAGCTGAGAGTGTAGGCTCCGCCGTCATTCTTAGTAATGCGAACGATGTAGTCAGAAGAAGTTGCTACAAATGAAGCATTAAAAGTAGCGTCAGCATTTAAGCTGGCGGCTAGGTTAGTGGCAATAGTTACGTTAGACGGAACAGTAGGTGACGCAGCTGTAGTTTCAGTTATGGTGATAGCATTAACTTTAATACTGTAAGTAACAGCATAGTCAGCAGTCTTAATAAACACCATGCTTTTGGTGCCCCAGTTAGCAGAGGTGGCAGCTGTCATTGCTACTACCATTTCTCTATTAACAATAAAAGTGTAGTCAGCAACAGAAGCTATCCTAAATGTTTCTGATGGTCTGCCAGCAATATTTAGATAGCCAGTTCCGTCAGGGGTGGAAACAGTTTTAGTTGTGCCATCTATATCAAAAACTTTAATATCATTGTCTTGAATTATTATTATGTTTCTAATAGTTCCGTCTCGATCAACAATTGCAGTAAAAGGACGCTCAGATCCTGCACTGCCATTAAAAAGTTTGGCAATGTAGTAAGACGGTGGCCGCTTCTTCAAGCCTTCAACCGGGCTTGGCATACAGTTGACAACTGATTCAGCTTGGGAAGCTAAGCGCAAAGCTGCAGGCTGCAGGCTTACGCCGTTGATCAAGTTAGGAATAGAGCCAGCAATGAGGGGCATGATTATTGGCGGCGAAGGGCACGGCTAGTCATGTAGCCCATTATGACAGCACTATGATTTGGATTACCTCGCAGCATATTGTGATCTGCAACACTGGTTTCTATGTCTAAGAACATAGACCTGGCTTCCAGCTCAGCAGTCAAATTAATTTTGCTTAGGTCGGCGCTACCAAGAATTGCCTCTTGCAATTGGCGGCCAGCTTTGATGGTGAAGTAGGAGCGAGCGTGTTCAGGGAGGTCATCCCAATCCAGGAAGTAAGTAACATCTGCATAAAGATCATCGTCAAATGCGTAGGTGTTGTTCTTGCGGTCATACAACTTAGAGCCACGTTGCACAATATCGACAAAGGGGTAACGGTATCCATCTATTACTACTCGGCTAACGGTAGTAGCTAAGTTAATGTGATTAGTAATTGCAGTTCTTTGTAGGAATTTTTCGAGGTCAGTATTAAACGACCAACCTTCGGCTTGCAGCTTACGACTAACGTCAGTCAATGTATCTTGCGCTTGAGAAGCTAAGCCAAACAAACCGTTAAGGCTGGCAACTGGTGCCTCCCCTAGCATTTGCAATACCCTGTTAGTCGCCTCCAGGAAACTGGTCTTTGCAATAGTCATAAAAAAAAGGGGGCGTATTGCCCCCATTGTGCCTGATTAGTAAAGGACTGGCTTAAGAGACAGACCAGTAGATTTCAACAGCGCAGTCAGGACGCAAGATGCCTGTACCGATAGCCATTGAAGCGATCATGAACGTACCTTGCCAGATGGCATGAACGTCACCGCCAGTGGTTTCCATCTTCAGATCCATCAACTTGACAGTACCAGCTGCCATAGGATTCCAAACCAAAGCAACGTTGTCTGTGTAGTCAGCGTTGTAGGCGTTGTTCTCCCCGGTTACCGCAGAGCGGTTAGTGGTAGGTAGGTGATTGGATTTGATGATGCTGATGCCAGCTACCTTCAGAACAGTACCGTCTGCATAAGCACCGGCACCGCCCCAATCGCGGTTGATAACGTTGGTTTCTTGCACCAACTTGTAATACTCACGAGGAGGTAATGCGCAATAGCGATCACCCTCAGGCAAGTTGTTCTCATCCATGGACTGAGCAGATGCAAACAATGCAGCAGCCAACTGAGCTCCTGTTACTGCAGCCTTAGAAGCAGCAATGATCTTGACGCGAGTACCGCCAGGGAGGTCGGTGTTGAAGTTGGTGGCAGTCCTGGCCGCCTTAGCAATAACAGCAGCTACGTTCTGGTCGTAGGTGTATGCAAGTGCATTACCCATTTCGACAGAGAACTGTGAACGCACGTCATAGTGGTTCTTAGCTTCGTCAATGTCAGGCAGGAACACATGGCTGATCAGCTTGTCGTCAATGTTGACGGTAGCTTCAGCAACCTTTTGTGCAGTACCAACGATTTGGTCGCCAGGTGTGTGGTAGGCAGCACTGTTTAAACCGATGATCGGGAACTGTGCAGTCTTACCGCTAGCAATAGTGCGAACCTTGTGAAGGGATTCAAACACTGTTGCCTTACGGAATGCGGTCAGGACTTCGCCAGCCCAGACCTTAAGGAACATAGCGTTGTCGCCAGCAAACGCGCCGCCGCCAGCGTTGTTGATTAGGCCAAGCCTAGTGGAAGTAAAGTTTGGTGCAGCCATTGAAGGGGCTCCTAGAGAGTTTGGTTTGGGTTTCCCCGACCTGAACTCCTATCGCTGGGGGTGTCCGTCGCAACGGGCCGTCGGTCAATGAGCGGGTCTAGGTGTAGTAAGGATAAACCACTGTCAACCCATAATGCCAGGAGACTTAGCTAACTTGGCAAATACTTTTTGCCTGAACGCAGGATCTTTTGCGTACTTAGGATTTGCAATATCTTCTAGGTACTGCTCATTAGATTGATACCTGTTCTCTGTGCCTTGGGAACCACGACCACCCAGCAGCTTGGGTTCATAACCATTAGCTGCTCGGTATTGGCTTTGCAATTGCTGAGCTGCTAAACGAATCAACCCGCTGTTGTTAGTAGCAACAGCAAAGTTAAAAGCTTCCGCATCTTCTTTAGAGATGCTGCCTTCCTTGGCTGCCCAATCAATCATGCGTTGGTATTCTTCTGCCCCGCCTAATGCCTTCTTGATCTTGTTGGTTTCAGCAATGCTAAGAGCTTGGGCTTCTTCGCTTTTAGCTGAAGTACCACTGAGGTAAGCATCAACCATTGCGCGAGTAAAGCCAACGCGCTCCAGCTCGCCAAACATTTCATCGCTAAGGGTTCCGTTCTCTTGGTAGAACTGATCCATCCCCAAGAAGTCAACGTCGTTGTCTTGGAAGATCTGGCTGACAGCTGGGCCATACGCTTCAAGTAAAGCGCCTTGCCTTTCAGCACTGTCGTATTCAACCTGCTCCTCTTCAACAGCTTGAGGCTCTTCGGCTTCTTCGGCTTCTTGAGGTTGGCGGGTAGCTTGTAGCTTTTGCAGTTCTTTGTACCCGCGCTCTAACTCCTCAACAGATTTGTATTTGCCAGCAAAAAGCTGAGGTGCTTCTTCAAGGCTGTCACCTATCCGAGCATCCTCTTCTTCTAAGTAAGCAATGTTCTCTGCAGAGAACGCAGGCATTTCTGGTGCGCGTAGAACAACGGGGTCAGTCATGGCTAGTTAATGGTGATGTGTTGTGGGCTGTCTTGAGTAACAACAGGTGGCTGATTAGGCTTTGACCTAGTGTTAAAAGGCGGCGGTGTATCCACCGTGATCACTTCTCTAGGAGGGGCTGGCTCCACCTTCGTCGGCCCCAAGAGGCTGTTGCGGAATGGCGTCTCCTCCGTCTTCAGCGGGGCCTCCTGTGGGAGAGGGCAGTCCGCTTGGGATTCCTTGTTCGTCAAATTGCGGGCCATACGGTGCTCCGGGTTGGGTAAAGTTTTTAGCTAGCTGGCCAAGGGCAGGGGATGCTAAGCCCTGCTTGGTCATTTCCATTTGCTGCATCTGTTGCTGTTGTTCTGCAGCCGCTTGAGCTGCAGCATCTAACTCTTCCTTACTCCTTACTAAATCAGTTGTGTCTATCGACACACTGTTAGCAAGACGGCGTAGCGCCTCGTCGATATTAATATACCGCTCTAATACTTCTGGGCCTAACACTTGGCTGGCAGTGGTAATAAATTCAATCAGCTTGTTTCGATCATCGCCACGGCCAATAGCCTCAAGGCCAGTAACAGCCTTAGCAGTAATGGGATCTTTGCCGCCAGATGTTTTAGGTAGGCTTGGGATCTTGCCTTGCTTCTTAAGAACAAACATAAGGCGGCGCACCATAGGTAGCTGCAGCTCTTGAGTAAGGATCGAGTACAGGCCACCAATGCCAGCCTCCAACTCTTGGCTCATGAACCTAATCTCTTCTGCTGTTACCCTTTCGCCTGGCCGTTGGATGGCAGTGTTTAACAGGAAAGCAAATTGCAGCCTGCTCTCAATGCGATCAATCACACTGTTGGCGATGCTTAGATCCTGTGCCTTCTGGCTTTGGATAACAGTTACATCAGCTGCGTTGCCTTGAATGATTGCACCGTTCATAGCGTTAGCTAAGGTGCGCGGCCTAGTTGTGCCGTTAGGATTAACAAGGAACAGGATCTTAGCTGCAGCAGCAGAAGCTTCCAGCACTGCTTGGTATAAAGCTTCAAGAGCTAGCAAGTCACCGTAGTATTCCTCGATGTAACTGCGGCCATACTCTTCGCCATCCACGCGGTTAAACCGCAGCGGTATCCAAGGGGATGAATCCTTCTTGCTCATGCCATGGCTGTCAGGTATCTCTTTGCCCTTTACTTCCTGATACCAGTGCACCTCGTCGCCCTTGTACTTAATGCAGGTATACATCTTGACGGTCTTCTCGGTATACATACCGTTGTCACCGTCTTCATATTCATTGCCGTACTCGTTTAAAAAATCTTCAGGCAATGCGCCTGGGTAGATCTCCTCTTCAATAATGATGTGCTCAATGTGACCCATCGGATCACGACACAAGGCGTAGCTGTTGAGGTGGTACACACGGAAGCCATCCTCTGCCACGTACAGCAGAGCGTTACCACCTACAAGTAAATGCTTAAAGGCTTCGTGCATGGCAGCTCGACCACCATTCACTTCCATTGCCTGCATCACTGTGTTCTCTACAGCAACCAGCGCCGACTCAAATGCACTCTTGGCTATTGCTTCAACTCCAGCTTCAGCAGCTTGCTTGAACACCTCACTGTCTACGGTCAGCTTGAAGAAGCTTTGGTTAGGTGGGAAGAGAGTGATCAGTAACTTACTGGCTAAGTAGTTAACACCTCTAGCTCCCAAGCTTTGGTAAGGGGTGCGAAGAGAACCTCTGTCCTTGTCCCCATCGTCAGGTATCAGGGTCGGGATAGTGACACGGCTGCAATCCCTAGCCCGTTGCAAGTAGGAATCTCTGTACCTTGAAAGCGACTGGTATCGGCCAGCCCCATTCAATTCGTCAAGGTCGTCTGAGTACAGATCCGACTGACGATCTACCTTGCCTGTTAGTAGGGCCTCCATCAGACGCTAGGAATAGAAAGGCCGCCAGTACCACCAGCTAAATCCTTCCGTAGTTTCTTGCGCCCTACGCCTTGCCTGATTGCTGCTGCTGGGGCAGCACCGCCGCTTGTTTCCAACGCAGACCCTGCCACGTCGGCAGATTTAACTGGGCCAGGTGGGGGTGGTGCCATGGCTATAGCTCTTTGCTCTTCGTATTGAGTTTGCTGCCTTGCCATTTGCTCGTCTGCCTGTTGCCTCATAGCATTTTGCTGGTTGATCTCGTTGATCTCCCTGTAGTAATCAACATCTCTTTTCTTTGGAGCTTTAGCGCCGCCTCCTATGCACATGGTCTAAGCCTCAAGGTTGTCTTGCTGTTCACGATAGACGCTAGTTAAGACCTTAACAACATGGGCGCAGCCAGCCTGAAACCAAATAGTTCTGTCCTCGTCATCCAAGTCCGGGCACTTGTCTGCGAACAGGATGTCCAACATGTTCAATAGTTCCTTGTCAATGACGGGCCATGTCTCATCTGGGTACTGGTCGTTCACGAAAGCTGAAGCATTGGTTCCCATAATTTTACAGTGTCGGTTGCGTAGTCGTAATCACTATTGCGTAGTATCCGTGACAACCTGGCATTAAGTAAAGCATCATCAAATGTTAAGCCTGCCTTCTTGTATGCAGCAAGAACTAAAGCCCACATCTCACTCAATGTAGTGGCGCCTTCTAAAATTTTTGCAGCAGTTTTTGGGCCACAACCTTTTATGCCTGGGTAATTATCAGCTGCGTCACCAGTTAAAGTTTGCAACATCCAATTGGTAACAGCTTCTGTCGAGGTAATGGTAAGCAGCGTGTCGTCCACTAATAATTTGCCGGGTATAGTACGCATGTCCTTATCAATAGCCACAATGATAGGGTCTTGGTATTCATTGCTAGTTGCTAGCAAACCAAGAACGTCATCACCTTCTAGGTTTGGTATGGTTCTTGATTCAAAGCGTTCACTGCACCACTGACGTGTTGCCTTAAGGGCTAAAGGTTTGCGCTTACCTATGCGAGTACCTTTGTACTCTGGGTATAGCTGTGCCCTAAAACTTGGATAGTCACTCCAGCACATAACAACTTTGTTATGCGAGGTAAAGCTTTTCCACCCAGCAATCTTGTCTGTTACATACGCTTTAACTGCAGATGGTTCTGAGTGAAGGGTATGAATGTACTCATCCCATCTAATGTCAGTCTCAGCTGCACAGCAAGCTGTGTAAATTAACCAGTCGGCGTCAATTAGTAGGGTCATTGGGTGGGTTGTAAGTAAGAGTGCCGTTAAAAATAAAAGAAGTTCTTAGTCGATCGGCGTCCCTAGTATGCGACACCGCTTCAGCAGGTATCTCAACCTCTGCTGTGTACCAGCGGTGATCACAGCTGCGGCAATGCCTCCTCCTAATAACAAGGTTAAGCCAATCGTCAGACCGAGTACGACCAGTGACAGGTTTCTTAGCTCCACAGTTAGGGCATTGCATTAGAAGTAACTCGATAATGGTTTGATAAGTCTGCCTTTAACGCTGTCGTACAACAGCTTGTCGCACAATCCAGTCTCTCCGCTAAACCTATTCTTTAATACTCTTAGCTGTAACTCATTACGTTCATCTGCCTGCCCCTGCTGGTTGCGTTCAGCACCAATCACCATGTCACTGAGCTGGGCAATAGCGTGGCTGCCACGCAACGCGCTTAAGGTAGTGGCCGCTCCCTCTTCATGGCCCCTGCCTTCAGGTCGTTTCAGGTGCGACACAAGGATGATGCCTACGCCTGATTGCTCAACCACTTGCCGCAGCTTGGTGCATGTCACATCAATGGCACGGCGCTCATCTATGTCAGCTAAGCCACTAACCAATATGGTTAAGTGATCAAGAATAACTACATCACAACCTTCACCATCAGCCATGTATTTAATCTTGTTAATTAAATGGTCAGGCTCCATGCTGCCAAAGTGATCATACAAATAACAACGACCACTAGCTAACAAACTATCAAAGGCTTCTTTAATTTCTTTCTCACTAGCTAAGTCTTGGTTTAAGTGTATTGGTTTATTTAATTGAATGCCAATCAAGCCTTGCATGGTGCGCTTAATTGATTCCTCTAGTGCTATGTAACCCACCTTCATGCCATTCAACAGAAAGTGGTGCGCCCATTCCCTACAAATACTGGACTTACCTATGCCACTGCCAGCGCATATCGTAACCATCTCACCCTTCCTAAACCCACGGGTCATTGCGTCTAACGCAGGCCACGGGTAAGGGCACACTGCCCCTGCCTGTGGTTTGATCAACTCATCCCATAGTTCACACGCATTAACTATTCCGTCTGGCCGAGACGGCGTAGCCTTCCACAACAGATCCCTAAGTTGATCACCTTCATTGCTAAGCAGCATCTCGTTTGCATCCTTGCGGGGCAACCGACAGATCGCTGCCTTACCTAATGGCAAGACTGTCAACGCATCAGTTGATGCCTTAACTCCCGGCTCGTCACTGTCAAAGCACAGAACAATGCGCTCGAACTGACTGAGCCAGACAGAGTTAGCAGCCAGGTATTTCTTGGCTGACTGCGCACCGTTAGGCAGGGATACGACTGGGTATTTATTACCTTGCACTTGGCTGACGCTCATTGCGTCAATCTCACCCTCAGTAATGACAACAAATTTCTGGGCTCCGCCGCCAATACCTTGCCGCCATAGGTGCTGACCCCATAACTGCATGTCCTTTGGTTCACCTAGCCATTGAAACCGCTTGTCTTTATCGCGTAGGTGTTGAGCTATTACCTTGCCGGATTGATCCCTGAACTCTGATACCTGTACCTGCCTGCCATGGTGGTCGGCACAACCGTAATTAAATAAGGCTGCTGTCTCTTTAGTTATGCCACGCTTGGGCATAGCTTTAATAGACACGAACCCTATTAAAGGTTTGTCGCTTGGATAGACTTCTTGTACTACCGTCATGGGTATTTCTTTAGGTTGGATCTGGTGGCCACAACCAAAGCAATGGCTATGGCCGTCGTCGTACACAGCAAGGTTGTCTTTGCTGCCACAAGCAGGGCACGGTTCATGCCGCAGAAGTTTGGATGTCATTGCTAAACCATGTGGTGGGGATGTGGCCTTGGCACCAGAGAAACCCATGGCGTTCAGCCCATTGCCAATAAGCAAGGGACTTAGGTGCCTTAGATAATTTCACTTGTGCATTCTGGAAACACAAGCGAATATCCAGCAATGGGTACTGGCTTTTAACAGCCAGCATCTTGCGCCGATCATCAGAACTGAAGTGCCCTTTGGTTTCTACTACTACCCCATTAGGCAAGAAGAAGTCAGGGGTGTAGGTAGCTCTGATTATGTAACCAAAGCTTCGAGCTTCGTACTGAAACTCAAGGCCACGCTGTAGAACAGAGGCAGCAACAGCTGCCTCGTACTTGCTGCGGTACTTAGAAGAGAGCGTCGTCTTCTTGGATTGGTTCAGCGTTGAACGGGACTGGCGGGGTAACTGCTGCCCCTTGCGTCCACCCTTCCTCTGAGCCAAAGCCATGTGTACTTGCGCTTGCGCCAGATTCCACCAGCTTAAGGATCTGAGTTGCTTCTAGCCTTAAGGTTACGCCTGCTCCTAACGCTGCCGTCCAGAAAGGTGCTGCTTTAAAAGCAACCTTGCCCTCTGTGCCAGACCACATAGCTTGGATCTGTCCATGCGGAACAGCCTTGCCTTGCGCGTCAAACATGGCGGGCTTGCGAGACCATGGCTTTCCATCCTTATCAATACCACTAGCCTTTGACTTAGCTTTTAAAACAAAACATGCAATGCCATTGGCATCCTCAAATTTCCAAGGGGTATCTACAAGTTTGAACTTCTGGTTTGGAGCTTGCGCTTTAAGAGAAGCCTTGTGCTGATCCATATATTTATCCAAAAAATCTGACAGTTGCTGCACCTCTGGATCGCTTGCATCCATAGCAATGATCACCTCATACACACCGCCAGCATGGAATTTAGTGTCAGGTTCTAGCAGCTTGGGGTACATGAATGTACCTACAGGTGTGGTGAATTTTTCTGGTGGGATTAGGTTGAAGTTCATGTGATGAAGTAGGAAGAGGAACGTGTTTGATTAGTGTTGAGTGAGCCCAGCACTGGTCGCGGCGGCAAAGCTGCCACGACTTTAGATGGCAGCTGCTGCAATAGTTCATTAGTTATATTTCCCCACCAATCAAAAGAATATAAATCAGAGAACGCATGACGCACTGCCTCACGCATTAAACTCATCTCAGCTGGTGTTGTAGCAAAGCAATCATGTATGCCACCAAAGTTAGTAATGCCTGTGTTCTTAGCGTAGACAGAAGTTAAGGCCATGTGACTAGCGTCTAATGAATGGATAATGTTAGGGCTTAAAGCTGATGTTGTCTTCTGTTTATTTATTGTGTCGTTGTGTTTAGCTGCAACAATAAAGCGGGTAACTGGTGACAAGTAATTTAATTTGATAACTCTTCTACTTATGTTGGTGTACTTGTTAAGCACTAGCAAACCACTAGGACTGTGCCATTGCAACGTCTGCTTACTAGCGCCAGCTGCTTTGCCTACTGTCTTAAGCCAATCCATTGCTTCTATCGCAGGGTTGATATGTTTCTGGGTGTACTTAGTTAGTACGTTAGTAAGATAATACGATGCACTGTAAGTGCCGTTCTTAAACTTCCAATTATCAGTGCTGCCATACAGTTCTTCTGTCCTTTCAAATGCCCATTGCATAACAAAACCAAACAGGGATGTGCGACTAGCTGAGTAAGGAATTGTCATTACTATTTTCTTTAGCAGTGTGCGATCAGGCTGTAGCTGTAACCAATCAGCTGCATGTTCATGATTGTTAGCAGCGTCATGTCGTAACAACTCAAGCACTTCGTTTAACACAACGCTATAAATATCTTGCGGCTTGTCTGTGTCTGTAAGATTAACTAGCTTGGCCATGTCTTCCGACCTAAGCAAAGCAGAGTAGTGCTGCACACCAGAGCAAGTACAATCAAGCACGACAGGTAGGCTGCACACATAGCCATATCCGTGGTGGTTAAAGTTGTAATACTCAAGACAGAAAGCTAAGAACTGCCAAGGTTCTTTAGCTAAGTTCCAAAAGCTGGCCATGCCCCATACATCTGCACCAGTTTGCATGATCTGCAAATGGTTTTCTTTTACCCAATCAACACGATCTTGCCAAGTTGATTTAGTGTAGCCATACATGCCAGCTCCATGCGCATACAACCAGTGAGCATCATCTGCATTAGCAATAGGTTTGCCCTTACTAAACTTAAGCAATGACCTAGCTATGTCACCACCTTGCGGGTTTAAGAAAGGGGGTATGTAATAATACCTGCCCCTAAAATCTATCTGTACTGGAAAATATATTTCCTCATACCCTGCCATTCTGTTAGCTATCCATAATTGTTTAGCTGTTTTTATTCTTGTCATCATAGTCTTGTCATTCTTCCTATGTATTTGGTAAGCAGCAAACTTCCACTCCTTAACCGCATCACTGTCGTCGTCCTGACCCTTGGGGTATGGAGGTATGGGCCACCCCTCCCTGGGATTCATGCTGCCAATATTAAAGTTATGTTCCCATGCGTACTGCACATGTTCAAGCAATTGGTTATTTATCTTCCAAGGTATAGCTTGCTGCATGTTGGCAGCTTGTAAATACAATGCGCCTTCTACGTGCGCAACAATCTGTAAGCTTGTATGGTCTTTAGTTAAATCGTTGTGCGGGAACTGTGTGTAATACCCGCCTTGCATCTTGTTATTGTATGAACGAGGCGGTGCAATCATAGGCATTCTAAACGGGCACAACAATTGATTGGTTGCACGTACATCCGTAATCCAATCCATGCACTCTTTAGTTATATTAACAATCCTTTTATTCCTTTTGCTTGTGTATCTATAACTAATATCAATCATGCCTGTGCAAGTAGCAATGGCAAACAACAACCAGCCACCAATAGCTACTGTCTCTTTGTAATCCCATATCTTTGTATGGTCTAAGCGCATTACATCTTGCTTCTTTGCTTCGTACTTGCGCCTAACTTTCTTGTGCATCTTTAATTCAAATGCAGTTGCAGTTGATAGCTGTGTCTCCATCCATAACAGCTCACCAATCCTGCCAGCAAGCACAGTAAAAGAACTATCAGTTTGGCTGATCTGATCAACGACCACACGCATAGCTGTAGCTGCCACCTTGTATGGATGCAGGTCACACATGTGATTCATCAAGGCCATGTTTATCCCCGCTTCACCAGCAAGAATCTTCTTGCAGGTTTCAGCTACCTGTTTAGCCAATGGCTCTACGCCCAACTTGGTAAGCGCCTCGCCGTACACACTCAAGGATTCCATGCCTCCTTTGACTCGGCGTTGATGCAAGAACTGCTGCCTATCAACACCTAGCTGGAGCATCTCTTGCTCTAGCTCTAGCTGATCTTCAACGCTGGCCATCACTGCTCCTCCCTCTATACCATCCATCATTGAATGCAGAAATCATGGTGCTCTTCAATGCTTCCCTTACTTCCTTGCTAAAGCCCTGCATATATTTTTCAAATTGATTATCACGCAATGCGTCGTCTTCATCATGTTCAGGTCTGTCTGGCATGAGAGTCCAGTGTGTAGTGCGTGGCATGTGACCACCCCAGAAGTTACCGACATACCAGCCATGCCCTCTTGCATACCAAAGAACTTCGCCGCTTTCGTTGGCCACTTCCTTGGTGGGCATATTTAATACTGAGTACACATCCTCATCAGGGTTGCGGTACGCCTTGTCCATTGAATCTTGAATCATGCTGCCTCTGTTGGTGGTGTTGGTGGATTGAAACGTGCTGCTTGGTTGCGATCTGTCCTGCCTCTCTCTGTTAAGGCGTAGCCCTTGTTAAAGGGACGGATCAGACCAGCAATTAAAAGAACAGACAACTGTTCCTTCATTGAATCCTTGTACCACTGCTCGTCCTTAGTAAGGAAAGGCATACGGCACTTAGCTTCTAGATCTTTAACAGTTAGTGGCACGGGGTACACACCAGCTAACTTGTTAAGTACCTGATCCCGCAGCGTACTCATCGCTTGGCTGTCATTCATATCTAGACGTGGTGGTTTTGATTTGGGGTACACACCCCTATATGCCAGGCCCCTGGCCTGGGGCCGGGGCTGGCCGGGGCTGGTGCCCTGGCCTCTTGCAGTATGGCCCCTAAATCTGGGTGCCGTCAACTTATTGGGTAAATGGACGAGGGCTAGGCCGTGGCTGTCCATTAAATGGGCACAAAGAAAGGGGGGCTGGTGCCCCCCCTGCGTATTTGGTGCGCGCTCAGTCTGCCCAGGTGGTGGACTCGGTCGCTCGGTAGCAATCAAAGGCCATGGCTCCAGGCTTGCAACGTTCAGGCACCACTGGCCGGGGCCAGCTGCACCCTTGCGGTAGATCGTGGCAACTCTTGACAGATATAACCCACAACCAAGGGGCAACGATGACAGCAGCTAAGCCAAGCCGGTAAAGGAAAATCATTGAGCCCCCAGCAGCTCGCGGCGCTGCAATCTGTAGAGGGAGAGCTTGCGATCCAACCCATAGAGCAGATCGGCATACCCTCCCGGCTCAACGTCCTTGTGCGGGGTGCTGAGTTCCCCTGATGCGCAGCGTATCAACGTATATAAGAGATCATGTTCCTCCTGCGTAAGCAAGGGAAAGGCCCGGCTTTCGCCGGGATAGTTTGCCTCTGGGTAGTGGCGGCTCATGCTTCCACCTCGTGGGTAGTGGTGCCGGTGATCAGATCAGCGGCGGCCCTTGATTTACTTAGGATCTTAAACAGCTGTTTGGGTTCAGCTCTTAACGCTGACGCCCAACCTTTTAGGTAGGCCGCGTGATTGGTAAACTCTGAGCCTATCTGCAGGCGGTAGCAAATGAGCACCGCTGCAAGCTCAGCAATCAGCTCCTCTAGGGCGTAGGTTTTAGACGATGAGCCGCCGCCCATATCACGGTTCAGCCTTGAGCTATGGCCCGTGCTGTGTGCCTGTTCATGAGCCCAGGTTGCACAGAATGCCTCGCGGTTCATGAACGAGTCAGCCGGTGGCATGGTGATCTGATCACGCGTCGGGCTGTAGGAGGCCCGGCCCCCCTCAAACGTGGTGATCACTTCCCAAGATTCAAGCACTGCCTCGGCACCCTCCAGCCTGGCAGCTGGTGCCGCTGGCTCGCCCTGTCCTAGTGCTGCCTTAATGGCTGCATCGAGGGCGGCTTGGCTTTCCTCGGTGGCCCCTTGTAGGTCTGCCGCATTGAATACGGCAACAGCTTTAAAGCTCACCCATGCCCGCGATTGATCGACAATCTCAGGCTGGCCGGTCTGGACGTTGTTCATCTCCACTTGGTCGGTGTAGCTGTTCAGCTGCGGGCGGATTATCCGGCAGGCTTTGGTGCCCTTGCGAGGCCACCAGCCCAACGGCTTACCCTGCCCAGCTCCAAGCCATAACGGCAACGAGTGGCCGCGGCTGAGGCTGCCAAGCTCCAGTAATAGAGGATTACTGCCGCTGTACTCGGCACCGGTAACAAGGTTGCGGTGGTTGCCGCTGTGCCCGTGCCATTCACGCCGCCAAGGTGGCAGCTCTGCTGATTCCATTAGCGCCACTAGGTCAGCTGCTAACTGTTCCTCAGGTGTTGGCCCGTCGTATTGCTTGCGGGCCCTGGTGCTGGTGGTCTTGGTTGTGGTGGCGGTCATCAGATCGCGCCTCCCTTGGTGGTGGTGGTGTTGTTGCTTGGCTGCCATCCCAAATGGCGGCCATACATAGCTGTTAAGCCTGCCTTTACTGCGGCATAAGTCTCCGCGTATTGCTGCTCTTGGTCTGAGCCTGCGTCCGCTAAATCCTCAACTGTTGAAAGCAAGGCTGCACGTATCCGCAGCCAATCAAATTGTGTTAGTTCCATTGTGCTCTGTGGTGGTGGTGCTACCCAATGAGGGCAGCAGATAAGCGAGGCCCATGGCCCCGCCTAC